CTCCATCAACGCCACATCAACATTATCTTTAACAATAATCATGGACTCTTTCGTATCCTTAGTCCAATATGGCATTTCCAAAATCGTCTCTAAACTAAGTGGTGCCAACCACTTGCCTAACTCTTTATCGTATCTAAAGGAACGTTTTAAAAAACTGACTTCCTCAAGATCCCTACAAAGTGGAGCTTTATTTCCAACTAATTTGCCTTCATCGGTATAAATATACCCTATCTTAAGCATAACCTCAGTTATAGTGTGCTGGTTAAAGAAATGGATGGCGTCATCTGAGATAGAATAAACACCATCATCCCCATAAACACGAGCACATACTTTTTCACGAAAAAACTGAATGCCATGCAAACCTAGCCTACTCGTAATTACAAACACGTACATCATAAGCATGACATGTAAAATAGTATTAATTATGGTTGTTGCTGGGTGACCAGAGGATAAAGAGCTAATCCATTGTATAATCTCTCCCCCAAAAATATGGAAAGAGAAAACAACTTCATACCAGAGAATCTCTCTAATATTTTTATTTACATCACTATCATCATACCATCTATTTATCAGGTCAAGGATAGCCCACAAAAATTCAATTTGTTGTTTCTTATCAAATTGAGAAAAATCTCCAGCAACAACACTCTTAAACCGACTGAGATCTTTAGCTAAAGTATGCCATTCTTCAGAACGTGGATTTATTCCAACACAGCTACCAGTCGAGCCACGATGTCGCATAAGGAAAATGCAAAAGTCAAGGAAATACATCCTAAAAACTATAGTGTAATCCAAAGCACACCCAGAAATCATACGGGTCTTCATGGCAAGAGCCTTCTCGATAGGTCTTCTCTCATCCTTTGGAAAGTCCGTGAATAAATGAAGCAGGCGAACATTATCTTTCGCCTTATCAATAATATGTACCACTCTATCACGAAGTTCAGATACTTGGGGATTATTCAACTCATAATCTCCTTCTGAACCAAACCACCACGTTTTCCCAGGAGAATTTTGTGGTTTCTGTAGAATGTATGGATATCCTGGGGAAGTATCCCTAGGTATACCATCACAATAATCCAAACCCACAATGCCAACAATAGCTTCATCAAAAGTAAAGACACATCGGTCTCGTCTAAAATGCGAGTTCTCATTGATATTAAACAAATAAGAAGCATAATCTTCACTAATTGCCCTGAGAAGATCAACATCGACACGAGTTTTATTTGAACAATAACCTGACAAACCAACATGACGTGGATCGATACCACCTGGATCTAAAGGCCTCAAAAACGCTGGACGCGTCTTACTTGGACCCCAAGTACCATATAGTGGACTCCTAATTATTTTTGAAATACCACCACACGGGGCAACCTTATCAGTGGTCGCAACGGGTATTTGAAAAGGATTATCATAAGATATAGAG